AGTTTGACGCAATTTTCAAGCGTGTGCCTCGTTCTGAGTTCCAGAAGCTTGCGGACAAAGGTGACCTTGAACTATTAAAAGCTGTGCTGACTGACTGGGAAGGCATTGAGGATGAGGATGGCAAAGCTGTGCCGTTTTCGCAGGTAACCATGAAAGAGTTTGCTGATGATCCTTACTGGATTCGCGGTGTACTGAAGGCTTACACAGAGACCTTCGAGGGTGCCCGTTTGGGAAACTGAAGTCTGCCGTTGAGTACTGGGCGAAAGGCGGCAAGAAGATAGAGGACAAAAGCGCTGATGACGCTGCTGCATTCGGATTAAAGCCGCAGCGTCAGGCCACTCCAGAGGAGGAGCATTGTGAGGTATGGGAGGAAAACTGGGAATCATTGATGATGTTCCTGCGTATGCAAACGCAATGGAACGTCACAATGGGAGGTTATGTCGGTTTGAAGTACGAAGTGCTGCTTGGTGCCGGTGGCCTGATGTCCCTTTATGATGTAGATAATCCACGCGGCTTGCTAGAGGACATCCAGGTGATGGAAGCAACCGCGCTCGCAGAACTGAACAAAAAAGATGGCTAAAACTGTTCAGCCTATTGCTATCGAGCTTGGCATCAAGGGCGGTGAAAAGCTTGGGGCGCTGAATAGATCATTTCGCGATTTATCTAAGCAAATAAAGCTTTCAGATGCCGATATTATTCAGGCTACGAAAGATGTAGCCAAGTTTGCTCAAGAGGCTGGCGATAGTGAAGCGACAATAAGGGCTCAGATTAAAGCGTTTGAAGGCTTGCGAGCGCAAGCCAACGTGACAAGTACGGTCTATAGAGACCTTGGGAAGGGTATTGTCGATCTCAAAGCCTCGCTTGACGGGCTTGGCGCAAAATCGCAGGCTCGCGCTAAAAATCTTGCGGAGATTGGCACAAGCGCCAAGTCTTCTGTTTCTCAAATCAAGAAGGCCATCGAGGAGTTAAAGCTTCTGTCAAAAGAAGCCAGAACAGGCTCTGACGCATTTGCTCGACTGAAGAGCAACATTGCGGATATGGGAGAAGCGTTAGAGTTAGCGGAAGGCAAAGCTAAGAAACAAAAAGAAATATCAAATTTACTCAATGGCACGTTACGCAAAAGTTCAACCCTTATTGGCTTGCAAGCCAAAGCTTACAGAGAAAGAGTTGCTATAACAGAAAAGCAGATTCAAGCGATTGACCTGCTGTCAAAAAAAGAAAGGTCTACGGTTGCAAATACGGAGAAAAGAGTTCGGCTGGAGGAACAGCTTCAAAATCAGCTTCTTAAGGTTGCCCAGACTGGATACCTTGAGTTTATTGCTTCTAGCCGTAGTGAGACCATAAAGCTGGCAGAGGCATTTAATACCACAGATGCAAGTATCAATTCTTTCAGGACAAGATTAAAGGCTCTTGACGCAGACTTCGGCAAGCTTCCAAACACTACGGCAGGGCTCAACCAAAAGCTAGCAGAGCTGAAAATTGAGCTTAACAACACTGTCAGATCAAGCTCTGACTACACCCGTGTTTCCAATGAAATTATTGGTATTCAGAAGGAGCTTTCTAAAGAAACAGGTGAAAGCGCACAAGCCTTTGAAAGGCTGAAAAGAGCGCAAGAAGGGGCTGCGCGTAGGGCAACCAAGCTTGAAGGAATCGGAGACTATGTTGCCTCGATGTCTGTTCTAGGTGTCCGTGGCGGGTATGCTGACTCAGTGTCCGGCTTAAGCGCCGAGGCATTTGCTGGCCGCGTTGCACGTGGCGGCACTCCGGTCATTGGTCAAATGCGCTCTCGGCAAGGGCGTCCTCAGGGCTACAGGGATCCTGCCTCTGGAGCAATGATTGCGCCTGGTGTCGGAACTTTTGCTAGTAGGAGAGCTTTTAGGCAGGCAGGCGCTACTGCTTACGACAGACCTGTCTCGCCAGAACTTCCGCCTGCAATGGTGGCGGCGAGAGAGGCCCGGAAAAAAGAAATTGAGGATCGAATCAGTAATCTGAAAAACATTAACGCTGAAAACGATGCGCTACGGGAACAAGCAGCTATTCGACGATCTATCGAAAAAAACCAAAGAAGAGTTGCTGCCAAAGCTCCACGGGAGCAGCCGATGCGTGAAATTAGCGCATTCTACGGCCAGATTGGCGAGATTGGCATGGGCAAGATTGTAACCGACATTGACATGATGGGGAAATCTTATAAAGAGGTCTCGGCAGATATTCGTGCGGCTACCGCCGCATCTAACGGCAGCATTTCAAGCCTGGAGAAGCAGCGAAGCGTTTGGATCCAATTACGAAATGGGCTTGACCCTGCTAGCGATGCTTTCAAGGAAGTAACAAGGGACATCGAAAGAGTAGACCGAGCTTTAGAAAAAACTTCCCGCACTCGCCGCAAGTTCTCTCCCGGCAAAGCAGCCCAAGTTGCTGGCGCAACGATTTCAGGCGGAATCTTTGGTGGTCCTGAAGGATTCCTTGGTGGTGCAATTGGTGGTGCAGTTGGTGGCGTTGGTGGGTCTTTTGCTGGTGCTGCACTTGGCGCTCAGGTTGGTGGGCTTAGGAGAGAGCTTGGCGGCTATGCAGAGTATGCAGCTCAGATTGAGAAGTTGAAGATTGCCTTGAAAGGGCTTACTAAGGATCAAAACGAATTCAATTATGCCTTGGCTGCTTCGCAAAAAGTAACTCAAGATTTTAATATACCTCAGCAAGAGTCGATCAGAGGCATTACGCGGCTTGCTGCAGCAATTAAAGGGGCGGGCGGCCCGCTCACTGATGCAGAAGTTGTATTCAGGAATGTAACTACTGCCATCAAGGCAACCGGAGGCAGTGCGCAAGATGTAGAAGGAGCCGTTACTGCAATGGTTCAGGTATTCAGTAAAGGCAAGGTGAGCGCTGAAGAACTCAGCGGTCAGCTTGGCGAGCGCTTGCCTGGTGCCGTGACGATGTTTGCCAAGGCCAATAACATGAGCCTTACTGAGTTGCAAGACAACCTAAAGGCCGGGACAGTTGGCTTGAACGAATTGATGAAGTTTGTCAGGTCGCTTGGTGATACATATGGCGCAACAGCGAGAAAAATTTCTGACTCTAATGCTGACGCTGGTGCAAGGCTGCAGGTTGTTGTTAATGACATGAAAACCGCGATAGGTGATGCTTTGATTCCAATAGGGGCTCAGCTTCAAGACGCCTTCGGTAAGTTCTTGCAAGAAATTACGCCTACACTTGTGGAGGTTTTGCCAAAAATTGGCGAGCTATTTTTGGGAATCGTCAAAAACCTTGATCTTATCGCTCAAGCTGCTGCAGCCGTGTTCGCGGTCGTAGCTGTTGGAAAAATTACTGCAATTATCGCCTCAATTGGATCGCTAAGTGCGGCCATTTTTACGCTTAAATTGAACGCAATTGTAGCGACAAAGGCGCTGATAGGACTAAATGCAGCCGCTTTGCTTAATCCTTACGTCGCCCTGGCTGCTGGGGCTGCAGCATTGGGAGTTGCGATATTTAGAGCCGCACAAGAGCAGAAAAGGCTTAACACGCTGATTAGGGAAGGGTCAGTTGCGGACATTGATAAACAGCTAGCTGAGAATAGATCTGAAATCATCAAGATAGAACAAAGGCAATTAAACCCAGGATTATTTTACGACGTTTCTCCTGGCTCCCAGGGCACTAGCCTTTCCCCAAGACAAAGAGATATTCAAAATCTAGAAAAATACAGAGACGCAGAGAAAAAACTTCAAGAGGACCGCAAAAGAGCGGTCTATGATGCCACGCAAGGCGCAGGCTTGCCGGAGAACCTTCTTCGACCATTTGACTATCAGTCTCCCAAGGGTGATGGCGGTGACGGCAAGGGCGGCAGCAGCACCAAAGAGAAGAGGCAGCGTAAATCGCAACTTGAGTCGATTAATGCTCGCCTAACTTTGCTTGACATCGACAAGATGATCAGAGCAAACGCAAGAGAGATTGTTGAGGCGCAAGCCGATAATAACTTCGAGAGAGTGAAAGAGTTAAGTCTGCAAAAACTTTCCTTGGCCTCTCAAAAAGAGTTTGCGTCCGTTCAGCTTGATTACAGAGACGCTTTGGCTCGGGCTGCTGGAGATGAAAATGAGCAGATGCTCAAAGCTGAAGCTGCTGCAAGTAGTGATAGGGCGATTCAGGAGCTGAGGTTTAAACTTAAAGAAGACATGCTCGATCTTGAGCAGCAAAGTCGCCTTGAGCAAGAAGCTCGAACAAGAGCTGCCGAAGACGAAGTTTTTGCACTTCGCGAGCAACTCGGCCTCGTAAGCGATCAGGAAAGAATTTCTAGGTACAGGACAAACTTAGAAGAGCAAGGTACGCCTAACGCCGACGAGCTTACTGATCTTTATAGGCAGACTGTTGATCCTACTTTTGCCGAGGGCATTTCTCAAAACATTAGGGCGCTCAAGCAAGAACTGGAAGAGCTTTTAGATCCGATCAACCAAGTCACAGGCGCCGCAAACGCAATCGGTACTGCATTCACTGATTCATTTACTAGTGTCATTAATGGCAGTGCAACGACTCAAGAGGCACTTGCTAATTTCTTCGGCAATATCGGCAAATATTTCCTTGACATGGCCGCGCAGATCATCCAGAAGATGATCACGATGGCGATCTTGAATTCAATTGTTGCGGTGCTGCCTGGTGGCGGTGGCGGTGGCGGTGGCGGTGGCGGTGGCGGTGGCGATATTTTCGCAGACATTGCT